AATACTGAATGCTTGCTATCTTTGCGTTATCCTTTTTGGGGTCGTGTTGTTTTCCGACCTCGTATGTGTCTACGCCTTGCGCCGATACGATGGTTATTTGTCTGATTTCTGGTGACTTCATGTTTAAAATGTATATTGTTACAGGTAATACCCTGCGCCGCGATATACGACGCAGAGGAGTGTTTAATTGAAAGTTATTTCTCGATAATTACGATATGAGGACAAACTTTCTGAATGCGTTCCAAAACAAGGTCAATCTCCTTATCTCTCATTTCTTCTAAGAGGTCGTTAGCCTCCGGAGAAACAAGCGTGCAGGAGAGGTCTGACGGGTTGATGTAAACTTCTGCCTGTATGGTTTGCTTTGGAGTTCCTTTGAAAAGAGGAATAATCAGCGTAAAGGCTTCCGGTAAATTAGACTGAACAACCTGATTGACCAAAACTCGGCGGTCACCCCGGTTATTGTTTGAACTTTCAAGTTCCTTATCAACCTTTGCTTTGAAGTTCTGCAACTCCGTAACAAGCTTCATGGCAACTTGCCGGTTCTCAAAATACGAACGGTTCATCTTGATAAGTTCCGCCATATCGAAATTGGTCATATATTCGCCGGAGTTGATGCCAAACTTTTTATATTCCGGGGAAACGATAAGTTTTCCAGAAATAAGGCTACCGTAATGGTTGTTTTCGTTGCATTGCATAGTAATTGACAGGTTTTCCCGGTCAACGAGAACATGACAGGCTTTTTCGTTTACCATTTCAAGCGGCATACGGGTTTCCAGCCAGCGTGCGGCGGCATCCAGAGTACCGGAAATTACAACCTTAACAGGTTCGTGGATTTCGACCGCTTTCCCTTCGCGAATGACAATTTCGCCAACTCCTGCAGGGAGATTATTTACCATAGCTTCCGCAATTTCTCTTTTTACTTCTTTCTTTACTTCTTGTGGTGTCATGATTATTAATGTTTAAAAGTGACTAAAATGTTTGTTTGATTAACCCTCTGTTCCTGTTCGGCGCATTTGCATCTGAATTGTCGTCTGCATTTCATCCGGTCGGGCGGGGCGGGAATAGGCGAGCTTTCCTTGTTTGTCGTAGTAGGCAACGGTTCTCTCTTCCTCGTAGATGATTTTGTAGCAATTTTCGCTGACATATTCGGCTTTCTTTTGAAGAGTGTCGGCAGCGTTGTCGATTTCATCGCAAAGTTGCTTCATCTGCTCCTTTCTCTGTCTGTCCTGTTCTTTGTATTCTTTGTCGGCAGCTCGCTTGTCAGCTCGAACGTCTTTCAACTGAATACTTTTCTCTGTGATACTTTCCTTGAGTTCTTCACGTCTTTCTCCCGTTAAGGGCTTTGTGTAATCGAGCATTTCGATTGCATCGCAATTGTCACGTAGGAAATTTTCTCTTTGAATACCTTCCGGGTACTCTTGGCCTAATTCTTTGTCCATGATTATGTTGTTTTTAAATGGGAGGCATTGCTACCTCCCGGTTAATAAAAAATCGTTGAAGCGATAAAGGGGTAAAGGGGTTATGTCAAAGCTGCAAAAGTCCGAACCCGACGGTTGCTGCCCTTACCGTAGCTGCCCACGCTACCATCTGACCAACTCAATAACCAACTGTAGCCGAACGAGTACTGGGTTGATGTCCAATACCAAGCGCATTGAAAGGGTTTTCCTCCGGCCATAACCAGAGCTGCGTCAACCAATTCGCGGTACTTGTTAACGAGCTTCATTTCTCCGGCGGAAGGAAGATGTTTTCCTCTTTCGGCGCAATACTTAGCGGCCGGGCTATTTTCTTTAATCAGAGCAATCGTATTAGCTTCACCGTCGAAATCCTGAACGGCTTCATTCCTTGTGTCGAACTCTTTTCCAGCACTCTTGTATTCTTCAAGCATACAGAGTTCTTCTTCGGACTCTTCAAGGTCAACGGCAATCTTTCTACCGGAATCTATTACCACTATCGCATGTACTGGCTTGTTTCCTTTGTGCAGACCGAAAAAATCCGGCTTGATTAGCTTTTGATTATTAGTAAGCATGTAGACGCCATCCGGGGCTTTGTCGAGGTGAAAAACTCCTGTGCTCTCATTTTCAGCCATGATTTTTAAATTCGGGGCAAGAATAGCTTCTTTATCCACTGACAAACTGGTAGATAACTGCGGTAATTGAATGTTTACATTCTTGATGTTAATCGTTGTTCTCATTTGAAATGTTTTTTAATTGTTGTTGTGAAATACGCTTTGCTTTATCCAATTTCTTTAGTGTTAGCCCCGCCCGACGTTGCAGGTTGTACACTCTGTTATCTCCGGGCGGGAGGCTTCTAAAAGCCTCAAGGAATTGCTTTATTTCCTCGACTTGTTGATTGCTGATAACATACATACCCGTTATTTGAGTAGGAACCTGCGAGAACCCGCCTTAGTGAATATGTATTCTTTGTACAAATCCGGGTGTTCGGTGGCAAAAAGGCTTTCATTGAATTTTTCGCTATCTTTTGCCGTTTTCCAAGTCGCAAGAACGGTACAATTGCCTTTCTTCTTCCCGTAATCGTCTACATTCACCGCGAGAGCTTCCGCGTCGCCTATTGTCATTTTTATGCGCTCCTCAAGTTCTTCCTTCTTTTCCGATAGGGTTGAAAGCTCCTCTTTTACTTCTTTCAAGGTTGCGCAATCCTGTATCAGGCTCTCGTCAGCCTCGATAGCTTTACCGACAACGTGGCGGGGGTTTTTCAGGAGAACATCATCAACGTTGTAAAGGGCTGGCTCCTGATTTCCGAGGATATTGTCAACCCAGAAGCGCTCAACCTCCTCTGTCATGAAATCAAAATATTCTTTGTCGAAATAGATGTCTTTGAAGTCGAACTCACGACCGGAAACAAGCCAGGCAAGGGCGCCCTCTTCAAGTTCTGCAACCCCAAGCTGATACTGTAATTGACTAAACCAATTCATTGGTAGACTATCTTTATCAATATCGGCTTGTGTAGTTTTACACTCAAGAATTCCTTTGTTACGGTCGCTTTTCGGCCGTCCAGGTATCCAGAATGTTCGGTCAGGAGAAACGCGCATGAAACTTTTCTCTTTATTTACTATCAACCAGTCGCCGGAGGAAGCTTTAATAATTTGCTTTCCGGTTTCATCGGCAAAAAAGAGGGAAACAGCGTCTTCAAGATAATGTCCGGCCTTCATGGCGAAAGTTTCCGCTTGCGGAGCATCAATGCCTTTCTTTTTTCTCCATAACTGATACGGCGTTTCATACGGGTTCAATCCGAGGATTGTTCCAACTTCCGAGGAGCCGATACCGCCTTTGCGGTATTCCAGCCATTCTCCCCTGTCTTTTGGTCTGATGATTGTGTAGCTCATATTGTTGTTGTGAATTGTGCCGCTTGAAAGCGACGGTTATTTATTAGTTTCATTGAAAATCTCACCTGTTTTAGGGTCAACCTTTTCCCCGTTTACCTCCGTCGTTTTGTTTGTTTTAGCGGAAGATTGGCGATTTTGAGCGGCGGTGGCTTTTGCTTTGGCCTCTTGAGCTTTTTTCTGTGCTTCTTCGGCTGCTTTCTTTTCCTGTTGCGGTTTGATGAAGGTTTCTTCTACAGTCGTTGTCCCTTCTTTGATTGCATTCCAGAGGGCTTTTAGCTCGAAAAGCATTTCTTTGTCAATCTGTTCTTTTTTGGAGATACCCAGATAGTCAAAAAGTAACTGTTCGTTTACGCCAGCTTTCGTATAGTTGAGTATGGCGTTTTGACGGCCAGTTTCCAAGTCTATTGCTTGACCGATGGCAACCTGTTTGACATTAGCGATGATTTTTTTAGTTACGGCCTTCGGGACAACAGCCAGAACGGCGTTGCGGAATGCGATTGAAGCGGCCGCGTTTCCGGTGACAACCTGCATATCGTCAGAGAATGTTTTTCCATACTTATTTGTAATACGGCGTTTCACTTCTTTTGATACAGCAACATTAGTTTCCAGGTCGTGACAGATGCCCTGTGCGGTAATAAATCTACCGTCGTTCCCGATTATTCGGGTTTGAACCCGGAGATTTCCCCAGGCGCTGGCTATGATTTCAGCCATTCTAACCGACAACCCTTCGATTGTCTGGTTTTCGCCGTTAGCTCCCTGACGACGGAGCGCATAGAAACAATCTTCTGCGGTTTCCGTATCCATAGTGGCATACGTTTCAATCTTGTTTAGTACCGTCGGTAAATCACGCGGGTACTGTTTCGCTGTTGCAATCTGCATGTCAATCTCACTTTTGTTGATTGCTTGCAGGATTTCTGCTTGCTTTACTTCAATAATTTCAGCTTCCATAAAAATTTAACTCCTCTATTATATCGCCATCTTAGAGCTTCCGGCATTGCTTGTGAGTAGCCGGGGATCGAACCCGGAGCGCGTATGTATGGGTGATGATGAATTGATTGGCTTT